GTGTTGTGCATCAGCCATCGCCATTTTCGTCTCTTGACGTTTCTTAAAAATGTGCGTTCCGGCCTGTAAAGCTACTTTTGCTAAACCAAACCAAGCCATTAGTACGCTTTAGATTTTCTTTTCTTCTCTGGTCTTACTGCGCCTTGTCCAGGTATGTCCATTTCAGGCTTTCCAGTAGAAATATAGTTATAAGCTTTTGTAGCAGTAGTTTTTGATCTAGGATCAATCTCAACACTCTGCTCTGCAGCCTTAACTTCTTGGATTTTGTCTAGTTTTTCCATTTTTTCTCCTTGTTTTTTATTAAATTAATTTTCTTTTCTTATAATGTCAATGTCTGGTATCATTTGGTCAGCATTTGGCAGTGTTTTACTTAAAATTGTCTTTTGTATGGACGTATCTGCTCTCATTTTAGACAATTCTTCGTTTTGCTCTAGCTTATTCTCTTGATTTTCTTGATTCATCATCGCTCTCATCTTGTCAAGGTTTAATCTTTCCGCTCCTTCACGCTCTTTTCTCATATTTTCTTGCGCTCTAAGGTCTAATTCTCTGTCTCTTAACTTAGCAATAGGATCATTTGCAAAATCACCCAATATTTTCTTCTCTTCTTTGTTATAATCCTCCATCATTTCTGCAATTAACACAGCTTTTCTAGATTCTATCTTCATAGTTATGTCCATTACACCTTGTTGTATCGAAGGATTTTGCATTGCTTGTGGATCTTGTTGTATTTGTTGTAGTTGTGCTATCTCTGATTGATATTCCATCTCTACTTGCTCTAAAGACATCAAAGATATGTGCTCAAAAATATTTTTTTGTAGACTTGCCATGACCACTGGATTGTTTCTAGCCATGTTTGTCCCCATAAAATTTAAATGCGCTGTAATATGTGCTTGATGATCTTGTCCTTTAAACGCTTGAAAAGGTTTTCCAGATAAAGCTTGTATATGCTCTACAGCAGGGTCCATTGGTGCAGGTCTTGCTATTGGTTTTAAAATTGTATCTATGTTTTTTACACCCAAAGCTTCATACATGTTTCTATACGCAGCATACAAATTATGAAGCTGTGGGTTGGAGCTAGCCAATTGCAGTTCCGTTTGGGCAATAGAAATTCTTTGCGCTTGAGAGAAAATATTTGGATCTGCAACTGGTATGATGTCTATCTTGTCGTCAAAGTCTTGTTGCTTAATCATTCTTTGACCTCCCACGACATCATATGGGTATTCGTTTGGCAAGTATAATTTAAATACTCTAGCCATTAATTTAAATTCGTTTTTAAGTGCCGTATAAATTCTTTTGTGGATCGCTGACATTGTTCTCGATCCACGTTCCAACAAAGCTACTGTCGTGCCCACGGCCGCTTGTTGATTACCCTCTCCAACTTGAAGATCTGCTATCGACGCGAAACGCTGTCCCGCAGAAACCACGACACCCATAAGCTGTAATAAAGTTGCAGATGGTTCTTTAAAAGGTAATGTCATAAAAGAATCTTTTATGTTACCGCCTGGTGCATCTACATCTCTAAATTCTCCTGGTTGTATGGATTGCGCATCATCTCTAATTCTAATGCCACGCATTTTAAATCCTGCAGGTAAGTTAGAAAGTGTTCCTGCATCAAGCAACGAACGTAGGGCTGTTGTCGCTGTTCTTGATAATCCACCAATCATGTGAATCAAACCAAAACCGTAAAAACCTAAACCAGGTAAAAATTTAAAATGAACAAAGTATGGTATCTTTTGTTTTTTATCATCACCTATTTCATAATTTCTTCTGATAGATAAAATATCTCTTGAACCTTCTTCAATAGTTACAATGTATGGTAGTTTAATTCCTGTGATCTCGCCGTCAGGTCCACGGTCCTCGAACCCTTCTAAATCTAAATTGATGTGAAATTCTAAAAGCGTGTATATGTCCTCGTTAAAGTTTCTTTTAGTTCCCTCTAACATTCTTTCTTTTTTCTCTACTTCTGTTTCCATGTTCATGGGTCTTGGTAATTCTACGTCACGATAGAATCCACCAACTTGTTGTTTTCTTAAATCGTTTTCAGACATTTTAATTCTGTGGATCACGGCCTCTGCATCATCTAAAGATGTTGCGTTGTATGGCACGATTAAATCGTCAGCTGGTACAAACTTAGAAACGGTTCTACCTAAAAGATCATCATAATAAATTTTCTTAAAGGAAGAACCGCTGAGAGGGAGATAAAAAAGCATTTGGTCAAACTCTGGTTCGTACTCTTTCATCACATCCATGAGCTGATAGTTCATGAATTCTTTTACACGTTCTGCTTGGTCATTCTTTTGTGGACTTGGCATTCCGATTATTCTTGTTCTTACAGGACCATCTGCAGGTAGTAATTCTTTATATGCTAATGCTTGAAACTGTGTAACAGCCTCAGCTAACACCGGGTGTGTGGCACCACTTGCGCCTTGGAAAGGTTGTGAAGGTGTTTCATATTTGAATCCTAAAAGATCTAAACCTTTTGCATAACTATCTTCCCAATCTTTTCTTGATGCTTTGTACTCTTGATAGTTTTGGACTAACTCAGATCCAAGAGGATTTAAAACTTCTTCTGGTAATAATTCTGCTAGGTTATCAAAATGACTTTCACCTTGTTCTTGGTTAAAGGCACCTGGTTCAAAATCAATTTCAGCACCGCCATCTTCTAATTCTGTAATCTCAGTCTCACTAGGATCAGGTAAAGTTTCTTTAACTTTTATTTCTTCTTCAACCTGTTCCGCTACCGGCGGTATTTCTATGGTTTTTTTATTTGGTAAACTTTTGTCTATTGCCATGCTTTTTCTCCAATCTTACATCTTTAACAGTATTATATTCAATATTCAACCCTTGTGGTGTGGGACCACTTTTAGGGGGCACTGTGGTTGTTAGCTTTTTAGGCTTAATATATTTACTCGGGTGTTTAAATGTAAATGTCATTACCAATAATATTTAAAATTTTTTCTAGGTAAGGGCTCATCTTTATAGTCATCTGGGTGCATAATCAAGCCTCCATCTCTAAACCTCATCACCGCTTGTGTGGTGCTATCAACTAAATCATCATGATCCCCATACGGAAAAGCAGCGCATTCTTCTATAACCTCTTGAGCAAACTCTCTAGTTTTCGGTGCGTATATCTTGCCCGACTCAAAAAGGGGGGCTACGGAGTTTACTCTTGCATGTTTATCATTACCTCGGCTAGGGGTAAAATCTGCAACAGGTATACCCATACGACGTAACTCAAATATCAAAGGTAGTCCTGCAGCCTTTGCCTCAACTAAAACTGTTTCAGGTTTCCAATACATGTATTGATCGTATGCTATTCGTTTTAATTCAGGAAACTCATACCGCCCTTTGATTGCATCTATTAACATTAAACATTGTGGTGAGTCTTCATTCTCTCTAAACACACCCCATGTTGTAATAGCAGAATAATCTGCAGTTTGTTTTTTAAGAAATGCGGTATCGTAAGATTGTATAACATGTTCTAGTATTGGCATCTCTTCGCTCTCCCAATCCATCCACCACTCTCGTTTGATTAAAGCCCCTTCGTCCGAGGTTGGGTTTTGCATATACTGTGCATTCCATTTATTTACTCCAGCAGATGCTTTTACAGCTTCAAGGTCCTCGAGCTTCCAATATTGAGGCCACATAGGTTCACCACTTGGCATAATCGCAGGGAACTCTATTACCTCCCATTGATCTGCTTTTTCTTCTTTTTGTGAGTTTAGTAACATCTGCGTTAAATCTTTTTTACTCCATCTTGTCATGACAAGAATAATTCTACCGCCTGGTTGTAAACGTTGTCTGGGTCCTGAAGTATACCACTCGTATGTTTTTTCAAATGCGTTGGGTGAGTTTATGTCTTGCTCTGAGTGTGGATCATCGATGATAAGAAGATCAGCACCTCTCCCGGTTACCGCACCTTGGACACCGACTGCAAAATACTCACCGCCCTTTGACGTGTTCCATCTTCCTGCAGCCTTTGAGTCTTCTTGTAATCTTGTTGTAAAAAGTTTTTGGTAAGGTTCACTATCGATTAAGTTTTTTGTTTTACGACCAAAGTTTACTGCTAGCTCTGCTGTGTGAGTTGCTTGAATTATTTTAAGATCTGGATAGTTACCTATCATCCATGCAGGTAAAAAGTAAGATGCAAACTCAGACTTTGTATGTCTTGGTGGCATATTAATAATTAACCTAGTCAATTCACCACTAGCTATCTTATTAAATTTTTCTGATACTTCTTTGTGATGTTTACCTTCAATAAACTGTGGCCACATTCTTTTAACAAAGGTTAAAAAATCCTCTCTAGCAGCTGTAGCTTTTTGGTTTTCATAACCAGCTATTATGTTCTGTTTTAATCTTTCTCTTTCCTGAACATCAGGAATTTTATTGATCTGTTCTAAAGTTAGTTTCATATGGAACCAAAAAGTATTTTATAGGATAAATTATTCAAATCAAGCAATATAAGGGTATATGTTAGGATCCCTTTTGCACAAACGCGAATCGACAAAAATAAAAAATCCAAAAAACCAAAACGGTCTGGTACCTCTATGAGGGGTGAGAGATCGGGGTGGGCCCCGCCCACATGCTCTTCTCTACATGTTGTGTTTTATAATTTTGTTGACACAAGATCTAGTTATGCAGTTTTTGCATAGGATAATCTAGGAGGTGCGACAATAGTATACTATATTATCCTATAAAATAATATAAGCTTATATTTATGAAAGGAAATAAAAATATGACTAAATCAAAAGAAACACTCAAGGCGTTTGTTGGTGAGGTTATCAATGAGATGATACACAACAACGACAATTGGGTAAAAATGTTTGGTGATGAAAATTTATTACCGGCAACAAATGCAATAACAAAAAATAGATACAAAGGTATCAACTATTTTATGTTAGCTGCTACAACTAGAGACAAAGGCTATAAACAAAATGTTTGGGCTACTTATAAACAATGGGCAACAGTTGGCGCTCAAGTTACTAAGGGCTCAGAGTCTACAACAATTATTTTTTATAAGCCGCCAATGTACAAAGACAAAAAAACTGGCAACATAATTACAGGTCGAGTTAATTATTCAGATCATGAAAAAGTAACGGGTCCAATAATGAGCGCGGCGAGCGTGTTCAATGTTGCTCAAGTTGATTTGTCTAATTCAAGTTACAAAGTAGAAGAGAAAACAAACACTCAATACTCTGTAGCTAACATTGACAAGTTCGTAAAAGATACCGGCGTTAAGATTATCTTTGAGGATGACACTAGATGTTATTATCAAGAGTCAGAAGATTTGATTAACATGACACCAAAAGAAAAATTTCATGACACTAGCGACGCGGATGCGACTCAGCATTACTACGCGACTCTATTTCATGAATTAACTCACGCGACTAAACATAAGTCTAGATTAGATAGAAAAGCGCAGTTTGAGGACGACGCTCAAAAATCTTACGCTTATGAGGAATTAGTAGCTGAGTTGGGTTCAGTTCTACTGTCACAACATTTTAATCAGACTAAGACAGTTAGAGAGAACCACGCTCAATACTTAAACAGTTGGATAAAAGCGTTACAAAAAGATTTTACTTTTTTGACTAGCGCCGCTCAAAAAGCATCAGCAGCTGTTGAGTATTATTTAAATCAACAATCAAAACAAAGGGCAGCGTAAGCTGCCCGGAAGGGACGACAATGGACAAAACAACGTTTGATAAAAAAATACATAGAGCAAAAGAAAGATTGCATCAAATGCACGATGTATCAAGACACCAAAAAGATATCGGGGATTTAATGGACATGACGTACATAGAAGAACGTTTGGTTTCATGGGCCTTGTTAAATATGTCTGATAAAGAATTTAAAAATCAGATTAGACAAGTTGAAGATAAAAATAAAACACTTTACAAATCTTAAATAGGAACACGGGCCACGAACAGTGGCCCGTGTTTTTTTATTTTTTTTAAAAAAAGGGTGGGCCCCGCCCACATGCTCTTCTCTGGCTGGTGTTGCCTTTCGGCAACACCATTGCTTTTTTACAACTATGCAGATTTCTCTACATCGACAAAGGACTTGTAAAAAACTTGTTGAATTTTATATTGAGTATGTTTCCAAGAAAATCTCGGAGACATTCGCTCAATCGTGTCCTTTGCATCGATGTATTTTTTAGCATTTACCATAAGATCAAAACTTTCAACAACGTCAATTTCTGTTTTGCCATTGTCTTTATCTTCACCAATTCTCAATACTAAAAAAGTAGAGTGTGTATTTTCCATCATAATTATTCCTCCTTTCATATTGACAATATAGGATTTCCTGGTAATAATGTCAAGTAGAAAGGATAAAACAAATGAAAGTAAAAGATTTAATTAAAAGATTAAAATGCCAAAATCAAGAAAAGGATGTTGTTTTTTGGCACGAAGATTTAGATGAAAACTATTGGGGATGTGAGATTAACGAAGAATGGTGTAACGATACCGATGTCGTTATTTACCCTACACTATATGAAGAAAACAATAGTTGATTAAGTTAATAATAGGAGTATAAAGGATAATATGAAAGGACGAAATAATATGAAAATAAATAACTTAATAAAAAAACTAAATGAAGAGAATGCTCCTCCAGATGGTTGGAAGGACGAAGATAAAGTGCAGCTTGAATGCCGTGCCAAGAAATGTAGCAGCACTCTCAAACCTGATTGGACATCGAAGCTTGATCCAAGATATTGTTTAGATTGTATGCCGTGGTAGATATTAGTAAGCGCTGATCCTAGATCAGCGCTTATTTTTTTAGGGTGGGCCCCGCCCACATGCTCTTCTCTCGGTGCGTCAGTATGTCCTATTTTATCCTATAAAGAATAATGTAGGATAATCCTATAACTAATAACAAAAGGAGTAGTTATGAAACCAATAAGAAGCAACGAACTTGAATTCTTTAAAGAGTTAATTAAAGACAAGTTCAACGACAAGGAAGAAGCAGTTAAATCAGAAATCCACATGGAAGCTGATAAGCTGTCTCAAAAAAACAAAGCGTCATTCCCTAAGGCGTGTGGCGTGGATAAGGAGTTGAAGGTACTTAAAAAAGCAAATGATGAGTATTTAAACTTCAGAAGGTCTAAATCAACCGTGGAAGCAAAACTATTGCAGAAGGTTAGTGATATTGCAGAAGGTATTAGCAGTAAACTAGGTAGATTAGGCAAGACTAGACAATGGTATGAGAGCTTTGATAACTTCAGCCCTAAGGAAGATGGGCCTGAATATTTTACTAATAAGCTCGATGATTTATGCTTTCAGGAAGCAGAAAAGCATATCAAGAAGGGCCATAAGATATATAATGCTCTTCGAGAGAAGCGAGATAATTGTAAAGTTATCATTCATACTGGTAGTGACATTAACAGTACAGTTAAGACGCTACAAAAAGAAATGGCAACCGCAGATATACGACTTGCCATTCCTAACAACTTACTTCAATTAGCTTCAAACTAAACGACCAATGGCCCTCGCAAGAGGGCCATTCTTTTTTTGTTTTTTATTTTTTTTGGTGGGCCCCGCCCACAAGCACAACTCACAAGCAACAGGGAGGGCCCCGCCCACAAGCACAACCCACAGGCAGCAGGCATAGGGAGGGTCCCGCCCACATGCACGCCACACTACATCTTGTGTCAATCACTTTTTAGTTGAAAGTTTTTTTATTTTTTTTAATTTTTTATTTGACAGAACCTTGGATCTAGGATATTGTAGGACTGTATTGTTAAGTTAATCCACGGACACCTCTGGCAAACACTGACCTCGTTTGGAGCTTTTCCGGTCGATAAATTTGTCAAAGCTCCAGGGTACCTGGATCGAGAGTGGTCGCACCACTCCTGATCCCTGGTCCAGCAGCTACGTGCCGGATAAGCTCCCGCGGGGCAACTGCTGGACCTGGGATCAGAATACTGATCGAGCAAAGCGCTCAGGCATGGAACCTGCAGTTAGTTCAACAGATAAAATGTCGGGGAATGGTTGGAACCCGAGGCTGCAGGCTAAGCCCTATTTTAAATTTTCAAGGAACAAGCAACATGCGGAAAGGCCACAAGCCACAGGCGTAGGCATAGGGAGGGCCCCGCCCACAAGCGCGTGCACCGCGGTCCCTTCATAAAGTTTTATGCCAGAAGGCTCAAGGGCCTTTGGCAGGTATTTTACCATGATGAAACTGTTCTTTGGATGCCTAATATGGAACGATATTTGATGTGGTGATAGCCTCGGAAACTTACTCAAACTTACTTTTAATTCAACAGTAAAAAATTTATTATATTTGTTGTATCCCAACAGATCTGGCGTACCATGAGCAGCAGAATTCTCAAGCCTAGTCCAGCTTATTTTACATTTATAGTCTTTGATTTGCTTCCAAAATTTAGACTCATTCTTAGGCATTTTTTAAAGTAATTTTCAGAGTAAGTGTGGTTTAAAATTAGTCACCAATCTTCTTCAAAACTTTACCCATATTCCAGGATTCAGCCTTGACCGTAAACACCAATCTATGACTCTCACGGTGACCTATGATTTTATTTTCTAGCAACTGTAAAGAAGTTACATCATAAAATTTACCGTCGGGTAAGCATACCTGCACCCTTGCATTTTGGGCGGAGGGAGATACCATCATCTTATCTAATACTTGACTTAATAACTTTCCATTCATTCTTACTTGCAATATATCCTATATTTTATATATTTCAACCATGGGAGTACCAAAAAGATTAACAGAAAAACAATTAAAGTTTGCCAATCTAATTATAGCTAACGAAGGTAGAAAGACAGCGACTGAGTGTGCAGTCTTAGCTGGTTATGATGAAGAGTCTGCTTATGTTAGAGCTTCAGAACTGCAAAATCCAAAGAAGTATCCGCTTGTTGTAGAGTATATAGGTAAAAGAAGATCAGAGTTATTAAAGAAATACGACATAAGTTTTGATGGACATATGGTAGAGTTAGGTAAACTTAGAGATGAGTTTAGGGAAAACAAAGCCTGGACCGCAGCAGGTAATATGGAAGTTTCACGTGGAAAAGCTGCTGGATATTACAACAACCAACAAATACATTTACATAAACACGAAGGCTTATCGCAAGAAGAAATAGATGCAAAGGTTGTTGAAGCTTTGAAACACTATCAACCTATCATAGACAAAGATGCAGAGGTAGTTACAGACGAGTTATCTTCTTTACCCAAGCCCGAGGAATCATCGTCCGATCACCAAAAGTAATTCCGTCATCATCCTTATCATAACTTGCAAACATTTTAATTGAAGTCTTATCTTTAGAATACAACCAACCTTCATTGACAGGCATAGCTAACTTCATCTTATCAAATTCTTTATCGGTAGCCCAGCCACTATCAGATACACAATCAACCCATTCGACTCGTACCTTTGGGTAAGGTATATCAAGAGTTGTTTGAGTGATGGTAGCTTTTCTTCTTTTCCTAGGCATACCTCAATATACACCGTATAGAACTTTTCTCTAGGGACATTTTTACAAAAAATATTTTTCCATACGCGCGCCCCGGAAAAATTGTAACATTTGAAAAGTCAATAAATATGCGTATTGTAACACGTGTAACATGGTGATGTTACAATCTTATCTTAAATAAGCAGCCTATATCAATACTTATTTAACATTGTAACATATATAGAGCTGTAACATGGTTTTGAAAATAAAAATTTATTTTTTTATTTCTAGAGAAAAAGTCTATACAGACTTTTCGGTGTGGTATTGCCCAACTTTGGTCAACCATTTGTACATATATTGCCTAAATTCCTCATCAGATACCTCAAATTTTTGAAAGTACCCATCTTTGCTGCACATTAGAATCACTCCAGACTGTATCTTGGTTTGATATATATGGTTGTGAGCCATAGCATAGGCAGCCAATTGAACAAAGTAATCTTCTACCCACTCCCTACGTTTAGGCTTGTTTGTTTGCTTAAAGTCTATTATGCTTTCGCGTCCATTGTAAACACCCACTACATCTGTCTGTCCTGCATATAAATCTGGATACCATACTGTGACCTCAGACCCCCATATTTCGTCCAGAGAGCCCTTTATACCATCATCAATCACCTTTTGGGCCATAGAGGTAGCCTCTTGCCCTATATCCGTTAAATCAGCGTGGTTTTGGCCCAGCAAATAGCGTTCTAAAAGGGTATGCATGGCTGTTCCACGGGCAGCTGCTTGGTCCATGGTCCTTTGTGCTTCTGCCTCACCTACTTTAGCACGCCAATTGGCCAATGAATCTTGCTTCTCTTTTGATTGAGTTTGTGATATTATAGTTGTTACAGATGGTAACTTTTGATTATCTACTGCGTAGTGTCTTTGACCCATGACTAATTCTCTTTGACTCTTTGGGTAAGAGAATTGTTTATTCCATTTAAGAGTCCAGGTATTTTTATTATATTCTTCTATATCTTTATCTTCCATCATCTTTCATTACCTCATTAATTATATACCAAGCAATTATACCACCAATGATAATAGCAAACATACCAAGTATAAACATACCTAGTCCATGAAACAATGTCATTTCATCCTCTGTCGTTTAATTTTATAATTAGCTATATTAATTACTTTAGCTTTTATTTTTTCTGTTCCTAATTCAGAATAGTGTTTAATTATTTTATTCATCTGTTCTAATTTTACATGAGCATAAGGTTGTAATAATAAACAAACATAATACGCATCTCTTAACTGACATCTCCAACGCCATTGCTTCTTCCAACCAACTGTATAAGCTGTTTTATATTTCTTCTCAGTAACAGTTCCAACGCCCAATAGATCATGTATCAATAACAATACAGACTTATCGGTCATCGCTACTTCCATTCTAACCGACCATGTAGGGTAGGGCTTTTTATTATGTGGGCGTTTACGCATGTATTGTTTGTATTGAATATGGCCTTCACCATCAAAGAGTCCTGCTATGTATGCAGCGTTGACATCACTTATCATTATAAAATTCTTTCAAGATAATCAACTTCTCCTCAGCGTTAGCAATCTTTTCAATTAACTTATCTACTTCATCAACGTGCTGCGGGTGTTCCCCTATACCAACACTATTCTCAAAATAAATTTTTATAGTTGCATCAGCTTCAGATATCTGTGCATTGTATTTATCTTCTAAAGCTTTAATCAATACCGACTTTATGCTCATACCCCGCTCCCCTTTGTATTGCATTTAATTTTTGTTCTTGCTCTTTTATAGTTTTACCTGCTCTTCTACATGCGTCTTGTAAAATTTTTTTCTGTTTTTCTAACTGTTCAATTTTGTAAGTTAGATCCAGAGGTCCCCGATCCTCGATCATAGTCTACTTCTCCCTGGTTGTTGCAAAATTCACAATCAGCCCATTGTTCTTCTCGAGCTAATTCGAATGGCACTCTTACGAAGCCATTACCTCTACACACGGTGCAGATTTTTTTACCGTCTTCTTTACCGTCAAGAGTTGCCATTTTTTGCCTTAGATATTTTACCATTCATCTTTGAAATTTTTTCATTAACTAAGATGTTAATAGTTTGAGCACGGGATAGTGTAGTGTTCGGCACTATAACCTTTCTCAACTTATCCACCTTAGAATATGTGTCCAAAGCTAGTGATACGTTTTTGTATTTGCTAAAGTCTGTCATTTGTTATAACCTTTCTATTTTCCTCATAATATAGGATATCCTATTATAATTACAAGGGAGTGTCAATGAAATTTGTGTTAGTTTTAATCATGTGTTCTTCGATGAGCAACAGCTGTTTAGAGCCGTTTGAGTGGCCAACTAGATTTGACACAATGTATGAGTGTTTACAATTTGGTTACAATGAATCATCTAAAAAATTGGCAGAGATGGGTCCAGATACAGTAAACAAAGTCCACGCTCACATAAAGTTTTATTGTCAAAAAGTAACTACCATCTAGTTCCATATACAACCATAGAAGTCACCACTACCATCATTCATCACATGAGCGTTGATAGGGTAATCAGCATAGGTTGTAAGCTTCAACCTTAGAATATCACAAAGATCAAATAAATTTATCTCAGTAACATATAACTTCATGTCCAGTAACATTTGCTTTGTTACTGGAATAAGTTGATATACTCCGTCGTTTAGGATTATTAATTCCATTTGATTCATTTCTATATCATTGTGGTTGTACTAGAGGTCGTTACTCCATTAGGAGTAGCAAACTGTCCAATTGTCGTCTTCTGAGGTTCTCTCTCATAAAGAGCAACAATTTTTTTTAGTAATTTAGTTTCTACCTGTAGAGAAAAAAGTTCTATCTCTTTGATATGTTTCTCTAACTTTTTAATCTCTGCCTCTTTAGAAGCAGTGTCATCTGATTCTTGATGCCACCAACCTTCATATTTTTGTCTTTCTTTTGTTTCCGCAGCTAATTGTTCTTTAAGCTTTAGATATTCTTTTTTATATTTCATAGTTATCCTTTCGTAATACTATTTAATATAATATCCTATACTAAAATGTCAACCCCTATTGTGGTCTACCTTGACGGTGGTAGGGTTTATGCGATCTTTTTTTATGTTTATTTAATGATTTTGAGTGTCTTCTAGGACGTTTGCGAGGCTTTGGTCTTGGTACAAAATTTGTAAACTTACGCTTTGCCATGCTCCCTTAACCAATTTTTTTCTTCATCTGTAAGTCGTATATATCTTATACTACCATTAACGTGTTGTTTAGTATCTGCTCCACAATTAGTGCATCTATAAAAATCTGTTACGATTGCAACTAAAATAGACTCCTCCTCACATTGATGGCAATGACCTATCACTGTATCTATATTAGAAAAATTAAAACTTAATTTTTTCATATTAAATCTCTAGCGCTTCCTAATATAGGTTTATATTTTGTTTTACCTTCTGATTTAAATGCATGTAAGAATGATGCTCTTGGTTGGTCTGGTATCCAGCTACAATGTATCCACCCACTGTTAGGTTCACCCGGAGTGTAGAATTCGAGTATCAATTGATCTGGTTCAAGGTTTGATTTAATCCAATCAAAAAGTTCAGCGTTGTCCACACCAATACATTCGAAGTCTGCGGCCTCAGCTTTAGCGTGCTGTGAATTTACAGAGCTACCTATCGCTGCACATAATTCTGGGCTACGGTATCCGCTGGTAATTTTAACTCTGCCGAAGTGATCACGTACTGGTTGCAAAATATTTTCACACAATAATTTTAATTTTTCTATTTGTTCTGCGTTAGGATTATTATTGATGCCCTTACGTATAGCAGTATCGCTTTTGATAAGTTCTGAGAGAGTGAAGTTACGTGAAAGATTCATTTTAAATAAGTTGACTATGGGGTAACATTTGTTGTTTTATTTTTTTTCTATCATATGATTTTTTAGATTTTACCACACGTTGACGGTACCGTCTATCCTTTAATTCTTTTGCAATTTTGTTATTTTTTTTAGTCAAGGATCAATGAAAGAATTTTCTTCTCCCCCATGTATACTTCTATGTTTGCTTTAGATTGTATGCACTTATATACAACTCTATCACCAGGACTCTTGTCCTTCATAGCATAGCGCTTGGCCTTGAGACATTTTGATAATGACTCGTGATAACGGTGTTCTACTATCTTATGGTCTACAATAAGTAACAGAGCAAAAACCATCTCAACCATTAGTGACCGTTACCATTTCTAATTAATTTTTCTACATCTTCTGTAAGTTTCTTTGTTCTTTCTTGCAAGAATTCTATATTAACTGCATTATTTCTCATGCTCTTTACCTCTGCATCTATGTCCTCTAATAAACCTGCGAGGTGCTCCACCAACATAAAAAGCTCCGCTTCCCCACTTGACTGACCAAGTTCTCCACGCGGGTATTTAATTCTAAACTCTGTGTTGTGTTCTAAATCTTTTTGCATCAACTCTAATTGTGTGCTGTGTTTGTTTAGAGTTTCTTGCACTCCAAAAAAAGCCCAGGTCCCAATTGCAACGAGAGCTATCAATGAGGCAACCGTCTTCATCGGCATCTGCACTGCAGCTTGTTCAGAAATTTTTAAAGGTTTATTACTCATTTGGTCCTATAAATTTATCACCCATTAATTTAATATTAGGATTTTCTTTCTTATAATTATCTTTTAGATCATCCCAATGACTACCTTCAGGCTTCTTGTTTTCAGGTATAATTATACCAGAACATTTAGATACTAGCAATTTGAAGTTTTCATTACGTTGAATAGTGGGATTATTATTGACTTTTCCACACATTTTCATCAGCTCTAACTGTTGTTTAAGCTGCATATTTTCTTCTTGTGTTTTTTTAAATTCTTTGGTGCAGGCTGAACCTAAGTATTTCCTGTAAGTAAATTCCAACCTACGATTGTCATCGTTATTATTATAATTATTAGTGGAATTGTAATGATTGTATGCACCATCTCTGTCCTCCTGTGATACACGTATGTCAAATGAACCAGTAGAACAAGTATTAGTACCATCATTAAGATACTCATTTCTAGGATATGCCGGGGTTGTACAAAAAGCTAAAGCTGTCAACATTAAAATAAGAATTCCTGTAAAATAATAATTCATCCTGGCTATCTCCATAATTCATTACCTACTTAAATCCTTAATATCATAGTCGTGTTCTCTGACTTGATCAGCTAGTTGTCTGTACAAATTTTCTGCCATCTGCCATGTTGCTTCAGCAGATGATAATCTTGTATTTATTTCTGTAATTTTTTTCTCAACTACTTTTAAATCTCTTTGTAGATTTATTATATTTTGTTCTGATTGATTAATACTATCAGTTAAATTAACTACGTATCTGACTCCCGTAAATGTCCCCACTACTAATGAAGCCACTACGGGAACCATTACTATATTTTTCTTTAATAAATCTACTAAATTCATTATTTAATAATTAAAGCTGCCACTAAAACTATAAACACAAGAGATTCAATCTTGTGGTTTGCCCAGTAATGCATTGCTTTACTTTTAATTTTATCAATCATTTTTCTTCTCCTCTATTTCGTAAAAGAAATTGTCGGTGTCTTCTGTTTTCCAACTTTGAGTATCTTCTACATTCCAATAATTAGTTTGAACCTTCCAATCAGGAATTTGGTCTTTTACCGTAAACGACGGTATATCCCATATTAATCTGTTGTTGGGTTGAGCTGCATAGTTGCCATCATTTAAGGCAAGTATGTGGGCGCACTTGTGTTCGTGCGGGATCTCTGAATGATCAGTGTCTAGTATATTAGGCTCTGGGTGTGCAAAGTCAACAGTAAATAAATATTTACCATGATGCCACTTTTTATCTTTACCAATGTATTTACCTGATTGTGCTTCTAAGATATCCCAACTAGTAATAGCAGGATAGTAACTAAAAGAATTCCAAAGCTGAAGTTCATCAAGTCTTCGTATGGGTACATCTTCGGGTTTAAATCCTCTTTGAATAAACGCTGTAATAGGTAATCTATAAAAGATCGCACCGTTTTCCATAATTGCATGAAACAACAATGCACGACCTGTAATACAAGTAACACCAAAGATAATACAGTCTTCAACTTCTCCATGATGTTTTTTAAGATCGTATAAATATTCTCTTCTGATTTGTGCATACTCTACTGGTATGTTTCCGTTTAAATAAGCCATAATTAATCCTTATCATAAATATCCCCCCAAGTTTTACCAGACTCATAGTCAACTTTGTTAGGGACTTCTAGACTAACGGCATTTTCCATAATTTCAATTATCTTTTTTGCCTGTGCGTCTGACTCCACAGATAGATCTAACTCATCATGTATTTGTATGTGTGCTAAAATTCCTTCTTTATATAACTCCAACATTGCTTTTTTAGTCATGTCAGCTGCACTACCTTGAATTAATTTATTTAAAGCTTTGTATGTAAACGCTCTTCTAATTCCTGGTCCATGTTCCCTGAGTGCATCTTCATGAGACATGGCTTTATGCATACCAAACTGGTTTGGCTCCCACAAATGAAACCGGCATAACCGACCAAGAAGTGTACGTATTTGTCCACGTTCCTGTGCACGATTAGAGGCCGAGTTCATTAGCTGTTTAACAAAGGGAACCTTCGCATGGTATTGGTCAAACAATTCTGCTGCTTTTTCTTTTGATACTCCTAGTTCAGCCTGAAGTTTAGCTTTACCCATTCCATAAAACAAACCTAAGTTTATTGTCTTCGCTTGATCTCTTGGAATTTTTGCAAGATCAGCTACGGTTTGGTGGAAGTCTGTTGATGAATCGTTTTCATATGCATCTACTACATCGTATACTGTTGGAAATTTATGTAGAGAAGCATAATGCACAACTAGTCTTGGTTCTTGTTGTGAGTAATCAAAACATCCCCACGTGCATCCTTCTTCTGGTAGAAACAAAGACCTAATCATAGGTCCAAGTTCCTTGTTCCGTGCAGGAAGTTGCTGTAAATTAGGATTGTTATAGCTAAATCTACCAGTAACTGTACCTCCAGCATCAGACCTTATTTGATTTATTTCTGCGTGGATTCTACCGTTATGTTCATATTTAATTATGGTATCAATAAATGTAGTATGGGCCTTGTTTATTTCTCTAGCTTTTGCTATTTGTTTAACAATAGGATGTGGATGTTCTTGTAAAAAATTTTTTGTGAAAGAAGGTGCTTGTGTTTTCTTTGTTCGTTCGTAAGGTAATTTTAATTTATCAAAAACTGTGGCAATCGATCTTGCTGCCCATATTTGAACATCTATGTTACTTTCTTTTTTTATTTGTTTCAGTAATAAGTTTTCTTGGTATTCTAAGTCTTGTTTTAATTTATGAGCATGTTCGACATCTACTCTCACCCCTAAGAAACGCATATCAACCAGACAAGGAAAAAGATCAGTCTCTAAATTAAATATAGATTCAACGTCTTGGTAAACAATTTCTTTTTTAAAAATTTGCCAAAGCTCTAATGTGAGCTCTGCATCTTTTTCTGCATAAGATCCAACCTCCATGGCTGGTAGTTGCCACAGGTCAGCTTTAGGATCTAGTCCTCTTGACTTTGCAGCTTCGTTTAATGCTGCCTCGGACTTACCAAAACCAAGATAGTCCCAAGACAAAGTATTTAAATCGTATCTAAATCTGTTTTCATCTATTAAAGATGCAGCTATCATTGTGTCAACGATTAAACCATTGATTTTTAAACCTAATTTTCTTATCCAACATACATCATACATTGCGTTATGAAAAATTTTTGTAGCATCTGATAATAGAATATCTTTAAACCACTCTAGTGTTCTAACTTTATCCATGTTAGGTCCAGAGCCATGAGCAATTGGAAAATAAAATTTTTTACCAGGCACAGCAACAGCTATGCCTACTACCTCTCCTAAACCTATAACAGAACCAGATCCTCTTGTTTTTAACTCTGGATCTCTAGTCTCTAAGTCAATCGCTATCTCATCATACGATCTTAGATCTGGATATTCTTCGGGCTCTATCCACTCCGTTTGTGCCTCGAATATAGGTACTTTCATTTTTTCTGATCTTTTAATTTTAACATCTCTAGCTGACAATAGTGAACAATCTTTTTAAGATCCTCTACTCCTCCTTTACGCTGATACCTGCAAACGTATTTAATAACGTTGCCTTGAAAAAACGAAAGATTATTTTTAGAAATAAACTCATAGGGTTGTATGGGAAACTTAGTGTAGTGATTTCCTCCTATCTGAGTAAACTGTGGAAATACCTCTTCAAATATATCTTTATGTGTCATAAGTTGTAACCATGCCTTTCTATTTTTGCTCGCATTAAGTATAAATTATTTTTGCTACGAGTTATACCTACATACCAGACTCTGTGTTCTTCATCTCTTTTCTTACTACTTTTTAACACACCTTCTCTAATTTTCCTAGCGTTATCCAACACTAATATTACGTTATCGCACTCTCCTCCTTTTGCTGCATGTATGGTAGATATTTTTATTCTTGGATCTTCTGTTAATTTTTCTTTGTTTGATAGTAGTAATCGTATGTAATTTTTATCTTCAAGATTTGCTTTATCAAAAGCTTCATACCATGGAACTAATTCATTCCAATTATCTTCTGACATATAGTCTTCTACGTCCTCTTTTTGTGTTTGTTCTAAATCTTCACCATCTGCCCATCTAGAATAATACACCGCTGCTTTGTGCAACTTTGTATTAAAATTTTTAATGTATTTATTTTCAAATAAAAAACCTTTTTGTTTTATTTGCTTTGCAATCTCTATCGATTTGTTGATTGTTCTAGTTAAAATTAACCAATTATCTTTTGATAAATCTACATTTTCTAAGTTATTAATTTTTATTGAGGAACCTTCTTCATTCTTTGGATAGTATATTTTATCTGCCCTTAGTCCCTCAATACGACTAATTATAATATTAGACACCTCTTGAATCTTAACAGGAACTCTTCGTGATTTTTTTAATACTACTTCTTTGGCTGGTTCTTTTATAAATCTATCAACATCTGCCCCCGCCCATGCATATATAGCCTGGTCATCATCACCAGCTAGATACATATCTTTTGTATTAGCTTTTAATATATCGTACATCATCCACTGTATCGGTGATAAGTCTTGTGCTTCATCTATAAACACCACATCAAATTTAGGACACAAATATTTTTTTTCAATAAACTGATGAATCATATCAGTATAATCTATCAAGGCGTTATTCTCTTTGTACTTAAAATAATTAGCAGCTATGTGTTTTAATATACCAGGATTTATATCCTTATCGTATTCAGCCGTGCAATACTCATCCCAAACTTTTATATTCTTTTCTCTAGATTTTAATATGATCTGAAAGTATTCATTATCACAAGTTAAATAAGGTGACGAATCCAAATCTCTTTTTGCTTTTACACTGATGCTTAAAGTTTTTCCTATGTCATCATAGTGATAGTCTTGCATAACATTCTCTTCTTTAAGTCCTAAAGTACGGAAAGCTAAAGAGTGTAGTGTTTGAAAATATTTAAGATCTTTTTTTTGAAACTGTCTGTTTTTATTTAACATTCTTTCTTTAGCAGTGTTGGCCGCTTTCTTTGTAAATGCAAAGTATCCAATGTTTTTTATGTCAGTGCCGGACCTCACATAGGCTAAAGCTCTTCTTATTAACTTTTCTGTTTTACCTGTGCCTGGCGGCCCATAAAATTTTTTTATCAAAGTATATCCTCTTTACTTTTCATGTCTATGATCTCCACTTCCTCCTCGTTTCTTTCAAAGAATGTCATCGGAACTTTAATACATCTAATTGGGTTGTGTGATTTTTTATCTGTATCTTTTTTAGGATATCGTTTTAAATATCCCAACTCAGCTTTGAATTCTTCTATCAACATCCTACCAGTTTTTTCATACTTCATCTTCCATTCTTTATTTTTTAAATAATTAAAAAATACTTCCATAGTAAAATATGCAAAGCCTTCTTCTTTTAATATAGATCCACTACTAAATGATGTTGCGCTAATTGCTGGAACACCGTGTATGTGCTCCTCTAAATATTTGTGTAGTATTTCTTTTGGTGACGTTCCTGCTGGAGGTGGCTGCACCGTCTCTGTTTCTTTTAATTTTTCTACTATGTTTTGAAATTCATCTTGTTTAATTCTAGGTGGTGCTATCGGTGTATGTGCACCTATTAATCTTCTACATTTCTCCATGTCCATTAGATAATTAATATCTCTTGCCACCACTTGTTTACTCATCTCTCCGTCTTGTTTATCATTGAAATGAACTGTAAATCTAAATTCTGGTTCGGGTTGATAGTCAATTCTAATTAAGGCAGATAGTTGTGGAAACTTCTTTTGTTTATCTGACATGTATCCAAACTGTCTTTTGGCACACTCTGATTTAATACAAAAATTTCTAATAGGGTCTTGATCGCAAAGATGTCCTGCGGTTGGTTTACGCCAAGATTTTATCTTGTCTAAAACTTTTTTATCACCCCATTCTTCGTCGTACAAAATATATTTTCTTGCACCCTCCAAGACTTTCTTCTCCCAAAGGTCTGGGTATTTCTTTTTACAAAACACCATGTAATTAAATAAAAATCTATCTCTTTCGTCTGGTAATTTATTACTGTCATCAATTGTTTTTGATATAGCTTGTAGGCATGGAGGGCCATCATTAAATTCTTCAGCACCGCCCATTAATATTTTAGTTATATGTGCATCTATAAACTCGTTGAGTTCTTTTTCTGATTTTAAATTTGCCTCTACGACTTGAACATATTGATCAAAAGAAAACTCCTCTCCATTTAAATTCAACGCAACTCTTTCTGTCTTGTTGTAGTAAGGTAAATTTATAAAGTTACCGTTTGTAAAACTACCATCAGGCCCTGTTCCTAGTTCTGTTTGCTTTGGATATATTTCAGTTGTTGGATTTAATTCTAATGTATATAATAGTTTGTCTAAAAAATTTCTTAAAAAGCTAGCTTTAACTTTTTCTTTTGTATGGATATATAAATGTAGCCCACCACTTTTGGACTTAACAGGAATTACTGGTAAATTATTTTTTTCAATTATCTCTAAATATTTTCTTGGGCTAAAGTCTTGATATGCTTTTGAATCTATATCTATAGCACCAAAATTAACCATACCAGTATCATCACAGGGTTGAATGCCTATAGATTTACGACCACTAAGGTGGTCCATATAGTCTGAACTAGTAAGAGGTTTACCTGCCCAACCGTGTTTTACTTTAAACTTACCTGTGGTTGTGTCTTTGTAGCCGTTGCTAATCTCTGCGTAACCATAATCTCTTCTTAATCCATCAAAAATTTTAACAAATTTTTCTTCCATGCGAAATAAAAGTGGGCAACTCCACTCTCGCTTTGTTGCCCACCACCTAGGATTCTAGTAATGTGATGATTCACTTGTTTGTTCTTCACCATGTTTTACTTGCACATCCCCCTTACTGATGCTTTCAGCAAAACTTTTTGCTTGTTGGTAAAGATCAGCGTTCTCTATCGGTCCGATCTTACTTATCTCCCAACCAAACCAACTACCCTTATCATTAGATTGTTGATTGGTTTTCAATAAGTATTCGTGACTAAAAGAAGCTGGAGTGAACATACCATTCTTACCCTTGAGTTTGACACTTTGCATCATACTATTCCATTTTCTACTAATTTTTAATTGAGTAGATTTCATAGCAATTAAAGCTGTGGTTGGAACTTCACCACAAACTATTACAAAGTGCTGCGCAGTCTTCTCGATATAATTACCGTTTTGTAACCTATCTTTAAAGTCTGTGCCTCTTGTAGTTTTAGTCATGATGTCTGAAGAAGACGGATAGATATTTACTGGTGCTCCAGATCCATCTTTTCCTCTATCTCTCCATTCAACATACTCCAACTTATAGTGACAAGGTATAATATTTACACCTCGCTCACCGTCAAAGAGTTCACCTGTTACTGAATTAAATATCATTCCAGGTTGCGCTCCCTCTACATACTTGCCATCTCTTTTGTTTACCTCCGGAGACAGTTGTCCAAGTATTTTAAGAAATGGTAATGCTAAATCATCTTGTGTTAGATTACCCATTCCTTTGTTTGCATCTTCTTCAAAGTTACTAATCGCCAATGACCCATTAGCCTTCTTTATTGGTTCTTTACTCATCGTTATTACCTCTTGGTTATTTTGGTTCGGTTTCCTGCGAACACATTAAATAGTTCCGTGGGCATCTCTTGTCCAGACTCAAGACGCTCACGGACTAAAGCTTTAAGTGTCATAGGTTCAACCTTTAACTTCTGGACAGGTTGATATCCTTGACCTTGTGCAAGGGTTGCATAAGCAATTGCCTTGTTATCTTCGTTACGACCGAAGGAAACGGTGACCTCATTTTTAATAAGATCGCCTAGGCCATTATTACGAAGCCAGTTATATGCCTCTTCCTTTTTTGCAGGTGATATCGAGGCACCATAGACGGGTTTAACTTCAACAGAAGATCCGTCCGATAATTTTAAAGTAGATAAATTCATTTCTTGCATCATTGTAGGAATGACCTCACCTGAAATTAAATCAATATCTTTTTTTAATTTTTTTATTTGATCTTCTCTTGCTGCTAAGTCAGCTTCCATAGCTTGTAATTTTATTACTTGCTCAGACAAAGACTTAGCCTCACTAACTTTTGCTAATGAGTCTTGTTTATCTTGTTCAAAGTTTATGTTCATAATTATCCTTTCGTGTATGCAATATAGTTACATAAAATCCTATGTCAAGTTTAATCTTCAATATCTCCTTTCTCGTATAGGTTGACTCTTATTGGATAATACATTTTTTCTTGTCTATCCCATTTTAAGAAATTAAACTTTCCATTATTAATATCTGATACGATAGAGCAGGCTACACCTATGATTGCAGGATCGCCTGTAAGTAGTAAGTAATCGTTTTTATTAAAGTTTTTTAGAAGCTTTCTAAGTTTAAATATTAATGGACCCGGAGACATAATTATTTGAGAATTTTCCGGCAATAAAGTTTTTATTTCACCATATTTTGAAGCACCCATAATATTATATTTAGGAATTCCTATCTTGGTTCCGGGTAATTCTTGTATTACATATACTTTTGAAGAACTAGTTTGTTTTATATCTTCATATTTCATTATTGACTTTTTTCCTTTCTCGTCCTATATAGCTTATTAGAAAGAAAAAGTAAACATGAATTACAAATTTAAAACAAAACCGTTTGCGCATCAATTAAAAGCGTTAGAGAAATCTTGGAAAGAACCTTACTTTGCATATTTTATGGAGATGGGTACTGGTAAATCAAAAGTATTAATAGATAATATTTCTATGCTTTATGACAACGGTAAAATAGATGGTGTCTTAATTGTGGCACCAAAAGGCGTGTATAAAAATTGGTACGATCAAGAAATTCCTACACACATGGTTGATCACATAGAGAAAAAAACTGTGTTGTGGCAAGCAACTATTAGTCAAAAACAACAAAGAGAATTAGATAGTTTGTTTGAAACTGGTGAGGATCTACATATTTTAATTATGAATGTTGAGGCTTTGTCTACACAAAAGGGATATGATTTTGCACATAAGTTTTTATTTTCACACAAAACTTTAATGGCTGTGGATGAAAGCACCACAATAAAAAATCCCGATGCAAAACGAACTAAAAACATTTGTCAGCTTGGTCTTGCTGCTAAGTTTACTAGAATATTAACAGGTTCACCTGTAACTAAATCACCTTTAGATTTGTTTAAACAATGTGAATTTTTACAACCAGACTTGTTAGGGTATTCATCTTACTATGCTTTTAGGGCTAGATATGCTAAATTAAAAAATACTAACTTTGGTGGTAAATCTTTTCAATTGGTTGTTGGGTATAAAAATTTAGATGAGTTGTCAGAAATAATAAAACCTTTTTCTGATAGAGTATTAAAAAAAGATTGCTTAGACCTGCCTCCCACTAACTATATTAAGAGAACAATACAGCTGTCTTCGGAGCAACAAAAGCTTTACAATCAAATGAAAAGAATGGCGATTGCTGAACTTAGCGGCAAAACTATGACCACAGCCACGGCCCTGGTTCAATTAATGCGTTTACAACAAATAACCTGTGGCCACTTTAAGGCAGATGATGGCACAGTAAAACAAATAAAAAATAATAGAGTTGGTGAATTGTTAGAAGTTTTAAATGAAGTAGAAGGTAAAGCTATTATTTGGTGTCACTGGAGACATGACATACAAAGCGTAGTTAAAGCTTTAGAAAAAGAATATGGTCCCCGATCCTTGGTTACTTATTATGGTGACACTACTACTGAAGATAGACAGGATGCTATTAAACAAATACAAAACCCAGACAGTGAAGTAAGATTTTTAGTTGGCACACCACAAACTGGTGGGTATGGAATTACTTTAACAGAAGCAAATACAATGATTTATTTTTCTAATGGCTATGACCTAGAAAAAAGAACACAATCAGAAGCTAGAATAGATCGTATCGGTCAAACTAGAAATATGACCTATGTAGATATTATTGCAGAGAACACTGTGGATGAAAAAATTGTAAAAGCTTTACGTAAAAAGATTAATATAGCTAGTCAAATTATGGGTGAAGAATTAAAAGATTGGATCTAAAGTTTTTGTATTAACACTATAATAACACCAGCCATGCCGGTCATAACGGAGCCCATAGAAACCAACAATATTCTTTCTATTCTAGTTATTTGACCCTGTAATTGTTGCATTCTATCATAGGTTTGCTTTTGCATTATTCTGCAAAGTTTCTCATGCGATTCTATTCTTTGTATTGCATCATCTTTTTTAGTCATTACGCAATTCCTCTGTTTCTTAACAAACTAAATATGGGTGATCTCTCTAGTTCTGTTAAAGTTATAGGTTTTTTAGTCTGAGCAATAATCTGTGAGCTTGGTGCGTTAGCTAAGTTTGGATCTGCGGGTAGTTCTATTTTTTGTGCAACTTGATCAGATATAATTCCTCCTGTTGGGACTGAAGGAACTTCAAACAATCCTCTTATTCTATCAGATATAAAGCTAGGATTTAAACCTAATTCTTCATCATCCACTTCATCTCTAATGTCCTCTATTATGTCGATTGCCTCTTCAATTTCTGATTCTACTTTAGCTGCAGCTATGGGATCTTCTCTCTCTAATCTCTCTATTAAAGTTTTAAATCTTTCTTCTGAAAAATTAGGTGCTCTGTATTCACCATCCATCATAGCATTGGTTTGTTTTTTATTTCTAAATCTTTCTGATACTCCTTCTTCTATCGTGTCCTCATCCACTCCAATAGTTTTCATATCAGAAATTATTCTAAATAAATTACTTTGTGATCTATAAGAATCTTCTAAATACTCTTGCATAAATCCAACTCGACCCCTAACATCAATGTTAGGGCTATAAGCATTTCTAGAAAATTTATTTCTAATATTTTCTGTGTCTCTGTTATATGAAGATATTATAAAAGGTAGACTATTTAACGGTTTAGCTGTCTCAATTCTTAAACCAGTAGTTAAAGCGGCAAATTCAGTTGCTCCATCGTATTGAGTCCCAAAATCATTAAAAGATTCTGTAACACCTTTGTAAACTCTTCTAGCACTTCTTGATGCCCCAGGTTCTAATTGTCCAATTAAATGTCCAAAAGATGCATCTAATATTTCCATAATACCATCTTGTGGGTAATAGATTATTTTTCCGTCTTTAGTTCTACCACCTCTTATAGTTAAATCAGCTATAGCACCCGCTCCAATCGACTCACTAACAAAAGGAGTTATAAATTCTGTGAGAGCACCAGGTGCATTTGTGTCTCTGTCAAATATAAAAGAGTCATAAAGTATTTCACTTAAGCTAGCATCGTTTAATTGTCCATTAGTGTGTGCACTTAATATAGCATTAACCGGTCTTGTTAAAGAATCATAAGGATTTGTGTAAGAAAAATTAAAATATTTAAATTCTCCATTTTCATCTGGTGCAGTTAAAGGTATTAATGTTGAATTTTTTTGAAAATCAGGCGCTATTGATCTTTTAAACGCAGCCATTTTTTCATCACTTACACCCGTTAATTTTTCTGCTGTCCCTGCAACTATCGCTCCTGTTCCTCCAAATACAGAAGCAGCACCTAATAATCTTCTTGCTCCCATTTGTCTAATAAAAGGATTTGCACTCATTAGTTCTCTGCCACCTATAGTTATTAAGTGAGTTCCTGTTCTTAATATTTCTGCGGGAAAAGCTATGAAATTACCTAACGGTAAATTTCTAATATTTTTTATTATCTTTGGAACTCTACTATAAGTTGGTATCGTATTTGTAACTAAATAAGAAGATACATCTCCAACACTTCTTAAATTATTAAATTGTTGAGATAAACCAGCTGCTTCGTTAGCTGTTTTAGCGTTATTTATTCTATTGTTTAATGAAGCTAATTCATCAGCTATGTCATCCTGTTTAGCAATAGTTCTATACCAATCAATCATGTTTTCTCTAATAGCTCTGTCTCCACTTACACCTGCTTTTGCTTGTTGAGGAGAAACATAACTAAAAGCATCTTTTAAAGCACTTTGATAAAATTTATCTGCATATATTTTCCAAACGTTGTCACCACCTTGATAAAGATCAAAAGCTCTTTTTACTATTGGATTTTCAATTAAAGCTTGTAAAGTAAAATTACCTTTTTTTGCTTTATCTAAAATATTCTTAATTTCATTTACCTCAATGTTTTGATCAACAACACCTCTTCTTATTAAATCTTCCATTTTTTTTGCAACATCACCTACTTTTATAAATTTTCCAGGAAACAAATCATCTGCTAGTAATTTAAAAGCATCTGTTAAACTAGCTCTGCCACCAATTAAACCGCTAGCTAGTGCGAAGAAAGACGCTGTTGATACGTTTCTTATTTGAGTCATTGGTGAAAAAACTGTTTTACCTACTTGACCTGCTGCTTTTACAGACATTAAAGCTTTATATCCTGGTAAATCAAAAAGTTTTGTTAGATATTCATCTTGACCTCTGATGGCGTTGGCTATTTCTGGTAAAGCGTATAGTGGACCCGGTAATTCTGCTCCTGCTTCTCCTATTCTAATACCTGCATTAAACATGTCACTATCAAAAACTGTATAAGTAGGACCTGGTGTAAAATCTTTTGCAACGGGCACCATCGTATCTGCATTTTTAAAACCTTTAGCTGCTGCTTCAGCTCTAGATCTAAATAAAAAACCTCTTTCCAAACCTGTTTTAGCAGTTCTATCAAAAAAATCTTTTTGATATATTTGTTTTGTTGCGGTCATAACGGTGTCAACAACTGCATCTTGATAGCTTTTTGTTGGTGTTAGATATGCTCCAATAATAGCATCTGCCTCTGTTTTAAGAGTTGATCTCATCAAATCTTGAATAGGAACCCCTGCTTCTAACAAACTATCAACACCTATTTTGGCTTCAGCTGTTGGAATTTTAAATGTTTGCGTAACAGTTCTAAATAAAGATTCTGGACTTCTATTACTTTGTATCAAAGTATTTTTTAAATCTCCTAAAATGCTGTCGGCAACAAAATCAACAGCCTCTGATCTAGATATATTATCTTTAGCCATCTTATCTGTAACTATTCTTGAGTATTCCTCAGACCTAGGTATGACTTTTTCTTTAAAATATTTTGTAGCTTTTTTTAAAAATTCTTCGTTTGGTTCAAACGCTTTATTTTTCATAGCAGAAAATGTTTGTTTTAAATAAGCCCCACCGTTTTTAGTTATTTCGGCTGCTAAAGCTTCTAAAGATTTATCACCGCTATCTGCTAATATTTTTCCATATTGATTATTTAATTTAACTACTAAATTTTTTAAAGAAGAGGCAGATTCTCTTACAGATTCATCTAAATTATTTAATAACCCTTTGTCCATACCTACAGGGGCTTTTAAATAATCAAACATATCATCATTCATTTTGCCATACATTACATCACTTTTATCCATTATCTTTGATGGATATTGTATTTTAGAGTCTCTTAAATATTTAGGAAGCTTTATAGCCTGATTATTTGCAATATCTTTAAATTTAGAATCTATGTCTTTAACAAATCTAGCTATGTTTTTTCTATCAGCATCTGCGTATTGAACAACCTCTCTTGCTTCTTGAGCAGTTGCATCATCAAGTGGGTCAGTAAATAAATTTTTTACTTTGTCTAACTTACGTTTAAATCTATCAAGTAAAGGTGCATTAGGTGAGTCTGATAATTTTTTCCAACTACCTGGTTCTGATAATCCTAATTTACTTCTTAATGTTTTAGTTTGATTGCCGATGAATTCACCAGCAGCTTGAGTTCCTTTACCTACTAATTCTGTTGAAGCTAATTTACCTATTGGATTAAATACTAAAGCGTCTGCAGTTTTAAAAGCAGCTTGTCCTACTGGTTTAACAATGTATTTTCCTGCTGGCACTATTCCATATTTAAAACCTAATGTGCCTGCAACAGGTAAAGCAGTTACTACACCACCTCCTAACAATGCACCTTCCGCACCAAATCTAATTTTTTCTTTAAAATCTTCAATTGCTCTGTCTCTACCTTTTAATTCTTTACCTTTATAAGCCTCTCCAAAACCAAAAGTTTCTGAAAATGTAGGTAGATCACCAGGGGTTGAAACTGCAAAATCAGTAACCGCACCTATACTACCATAGTAACCTGCACGTTTTGCAAGTTCACCACCAGCACCTGCTATGTCATAAGTGCCGTCCGCTTTTTTAAAACTAGATAATTTTTTTAATTGACTAGCTTTACTTAATTTTAACATGCCGTTTGCTACTTTTACGGCAACACCTGCTGGTAATCCAAATTGACCTAAAACAGAGGTTATGTCTCCTACAACTGTATCTGTTTCAGGTGTAATTTTTTCAAAAAGACCATCTATTTTAGAAGTTAAATTAGTATCAAAAGCATAGTCAATTGGTAATGCACCTAAACCAATTAGGCCCTGAACTGCTTGGCTAACACCTTTTACTAAACCTAGTGGTATATCTGTTACATAATCAAAAGCACCAACTCTTCTTGGTAACGGATCTGATTCTGTAATAGATAATTGATCTGATATTGATTCAAATAAACCTTTTTCTTCAGCCATAATCCTCCTACGCACTTTCTGGAGGTAATACTAAAGTTACTCCATATTTTAAATTAAAAGAATTAACATCTCCTTGAGTTCTAATGTAAGAAAAATCTTGTAATGCTTGATCATCATTTACCAAAAGTCGTACAATATCGTCTGTAATTTCTCTAGGTAATCTAGTTCTTAATGCATTGTAGTCCAATCTATCAACCTGAGCCGCCGGTGCTTTTTGAACTTCTGCAGCCTCTCCCACAGTCCCTGGAAAGGACTCTGCTAAGTTTACTCTACCACCATCTGATTTAAGAAGTCTTTGAATAGCAGCTAAATCTTTACTTAAAAAAGCCTCAGCTAACGCTATTTCTTGTTCGTATTCTGCTATCTTTTCAGGTCTAGCTTTGTCCCCTTTAGCTCTTTCTTTAGCTAATTTTCTTTTTGTTTTTGGTAATTCCGAAATAGTTTTTGCTACTGTTGCACCGGTTAATGTAAAGTCTCCTTTTTTATCTTTTAATAAATCTTGTATATCACGAGTGGTTTTTAAATAGTCTTGCGCAGCGCTAACAGCTTCTTTTGAATATTTACTTTTGTTATTTATTACGTCTGCTGCTTTAAATAATTTATTAAATCTTTTTTCTTCAAAAGTTTGTTTTCCTGCAACTGTTCTTGCTTTTTCTAAATCAGTTGCTGCAGCGAAGGCTAATTTAGCAAGTTCTTTCTTATCTGTTCTTTTAGCTCTTACTTTACTTAATAAAAAACTATTTAAAGAAGCGGCTTTATCCGCAAGTGTACCAGGTGTTCCGATTGCATCAGACAAGGCTATAGCCAATTCTCCTTTTGAGGTATCATCTTTACCTATGTATTTTTGAAGTCTTTTATATTGTTTTTCAAATTCATTTCCAAAAGTATCTTCGCTTTTTACCACTTCATCAAAAGAAAGCTCTTTTTTATTTTGTTCGTTTAAATCTTTTCTTTCAAGAAATTCTTTTTCTCCTTCTAAAACTTTTTGTTGAAAATCTTTTTTAGCTTTATTATCTTTAATAATATTGTCAGATACCTCATCCATATCAATTTTAGTTTTTTCAGCATCTTTTCTTTTTTTAAGTTCTGCTCTAGTTTCTTCAGTCCCCATTATTTTTAACATGGTATCAGAAAGTTTTGTTAAATCTGTTTCTGGGCCTTTTGGTATTTCACCATAGCCACCTATTTCTATCATCTCGTTCATTTCTTGATTTAATTTTTGTGTGTTACTAATTGGTCTAGTTTTAGCAACAGAAGCTACACCCATTGCAGATGCATCCATAGGAAAACTTTTCATTTTTCGAGCACTAGATGGAATTACTCCTCCAGATGTGCCAACACTAAATCTTTGATTTTGTAAATTTTTTAAATTAGATGGTAGAAAAAACATATCTCTATTACCAAGAAAACCTTCTTGAGCTTGTACTCTTGGTGTTAAACTGTCTATACCAGTGGGCATTCCACCCATTCTAAGTGAAGGTCTTTTATAAAACATTAGTTTCCTCCAAATATGTTACCTAGACCATAAGCTGTTAATCCAACTTGTAATGCTTGTGACAATGGACTTGCTACTGGTTGCGTTGTTCCTAGTGTTTGAGTAGTTGTTGGGACACCACCGACTTGTGATGCAAGCCCTGATCCAAGAGCCTGGATTCGACTTATTGGTTCTTGATAAGCTAATTGTGCTCTCTGTTGATCTGCATCTAATAGAGCCTGTCTTAGTGATAGTGCACCAGTTCCAGCTGTACCTAGTTGCTGTTGTGTTGCAGCTTCTAAGGAAGGTTGTAATGATGCGAGTCCTCTTGAGAACTCACCTAGTCCTAATTGTGATGTTGCTAATCCACCAGTTGTTGTACCAAGTCCTAGTTGTGATTGTGCTAGGTTTTGTTGTAAACCAGTTAAAGCTTGTCTTCTAGCAAAGTCTTGTTGGGCTAGATTTTGAGCTTGTGTAAATCCTTGTTGTAATAATTGTGCCTCTAACGCTGCTCTATTTTTATCTGATTGAGCTTGATATTCTGCTAATCTAACACCCTCTCTACCACCACCAAATGCACCAGCTGCAATAGCACTCGCTTGTAGGGCAGGTATACCAGCCGCTGCTTGATCATCAAACGCATCTAAAGTTGTTTGAATAACTTGTTGTTGATACGGAGACATAAATTGTTGAAAGGCGGTAGGTCCGGTTAAAGCTCTGGCTGCTGTAATATCTGCTGGAATCCCACCTAATGTTGTTCTAGCTGCAGCAATATCTGTAGGCACTGCTCCTAATGTAGTTGCTGCATCGGTTTGAAATTGTTTTGCTTGATCTAAGAATGGTTCAAATCCCGCAACACCCGTGCCTGTTCCAATACCACTTACTGTTCCTTCTGGTGTAAATGTTAAAGAGCCCAACCCTGCTTGTGTGGCTGCTCTTTGTTGCGCTGCTTGAGTTAACGGATCAACTCCTGCAACCTGTGGACCTAGTTGAGCTATGGTTGGAATTGTTCCTATTACATTTCCTTGAGCGTCTGTAATTTGTGAGCCAGGAGCACGACCTACCTGTTGTGTTAATAGATCAATATACGACTCTTGAGCCGCTTCAAATTCTGGAGATCGTCTTACTCTAGTTTCTGCTACCATTATGCTTTACCTACTTTTTCTGCTTGTTTCATGACGTTGTATAGCTTTTCAGCGCCTTTATCAACGCTTCCTCCGCCGATACCTCTTACAGCATCTGCGGTCATTACAAATTCGTTTTTAGATAACATCGCAGGTACATCATCTGCTTTTTCTTTTACTCCTACAGGCACAAAGCCACCGCTTTGTCTGTAGTCAAGCTCTTCGATCCCCACTTTGTTTTTTCTTACAGGCACTTCAGTGCCCATCTTAAATCCTATTCTACCACCGTCTTTCTTACCCAATCCCACTATGGCTATTTGTTTTAATACTGTTGCATCACCTATGTTACTAGGACTATTAGGATTACTTAATATTCTATACAATTGTGGCATAGTATAAGATCTTTCTCTACCACCAGACCCACCTAGTTTTCTAAATAAATATGATTTTTCTTGTCTACTAAAACTAATACCTGTGCCAGCCATTAGATCATCCATGTCTGTCATGTCTGGATCTTCGTTTTCAATAATTTCACCGCTTAATAATTTTTTAAATTCTTCAATCTCATCAGAATCTTCATTAATAGTTCCACGTGCAAAACCTATTCTACCACCCTTAGCTAATTTTAAATTAAACTCTTTAAATAAATCTGATTTAATTTCTTTAATCTTATCGTCGTCTCCTGCAGTTTCTGCCTCTTCTAATAATTTAAATAGTTGAGTTACACGACTACCACCTTTATTAAAACCTATTCTGCCACCGTCTTTTCTACCATCAAAAAAGTTCTCTAAATAACCAGCGTACTCTGCTTTCTTATCTGCTTTTTTAGCTTCGTCATATTCTTCTTCAGTAATTTCTGTACCAGCGTCTTTAGCCAGTGCCAATGCCTCTGCATAACTAGCCGCTCCAGATACGGCAGCAATGATAGCAGTTTTATCTAATGAACCATCTTTATTAGTAAAAAATGCTTTTCCACCTTTTTTAAGTAAATCATAACTTGTATCTAATATATTTTTTACAGCGCCACCTCCAGCCTCTGTACCTATTTTATTAAAAGCTTCCATTTCTCCAACTGTAACCGGCATTTCTCCTGCAGCTGTTTCAATAAGAGCACTTTGATCAACTCCACTCACACCCTCTAAAGATTTTGCTTTTAAAGCTTGTCCTTTTGCAGCAGCTCTATCACTTAACATTTTTCCTACACCAGTTTCTGTTCCTAATGGAGAACTAAAGCCTGCTTTAAGTCCCTCAAGGCCACCTCTAAATGCTCCACCTTCTGTAAACGGATTACCTTGAAATCCTGCACCGCCTATAAATCTAGCTAGTTGTCCACCACCATAAGTTAGTGCACCTCTTTTTAATGAATCACCTATTCTTCCTGTTTTGTCAAAAGAACCTATACCTGCCATAGCTGCAGCGACAGCTGGGTTAAAAGGAGCAACAAAAGGAGCAGCTCTAGTTGCTATCTCTGCTACTTCGTTTGGTATTACTTTTCTTACAAACTTTTTAAATTTACTACCAAGGCCAAAGTTCTCTCTTGGCACTGGTGAAAGATCCATGATCCCGCCATCTTGTCTTAATTGTCTCTGCATTTGTCCTCTAGTTATTGCCATAGTTTTGCCAAAGTTGATGATAAAGCAGGTATGAATATCCTGAATTTATCACTCTATTTTGTTTCCCCAAATAAGTCAAGACTCGGCATTATTACTCTAACATCCTTTCTTATCTCGGATTCAGGTATGCCTTTAGCCTTCCACTCTTCATCGTTTTTATACTTTTCACCTGTTCTAAGGTTATATATTTCTTCTATTACTTCTTTTGGTTCTAATACTCGCATTATGTTGTTACCTCTCTTGGCTGTATTTGTAGTATGGAAGCTATGACATGTAGCTCATTAGCATCTGCTGCTTGAACCTTCAATATCTCTTTTTCTTCCATAACTAATGGTTGGGTTAATAATTCTGTTGTTGCATTACCAGATATAGTCTTTGTTTTAAATAAACTAAACACATTAGCACTAGCATCTGTTAAGGTTACCGTTATCGTGGTCCCTGATCCGGCGTCCTCTGATACAAGCAAAGATTTTATAACAGCTGTATTTGCATCTGGCACAGTATACAAAGTTGTATTGTCTGTAGTAGTTAAGTCTACTTTTTTATTTAAAAAACTATTTGCCATTAATTTAAAAAGAAGTTTTGCGCTTCTACCTCTTGTTTTAATTCTTCTTGAAACGTAGTATTTAATTTTTCTATGATAGCATCTATATCTCTAACTTGTGCCTCTGCTGTTCCTAAATCATATTCATCACTTGGTCTTGTTAACACTTGTACTATCTTAGCCATTACTCTCCTCCTCCTGGATCAAACGGATCATTGTAAGAAGTATCATCTCCTTTTCTTGATTCACCTCCAGAGTATTTATCTCCTGTTTCTTCTCTATATGCTCTATCTATGTCTGCTCTATCTTTTGCTCTTTGAGCTGTTTGTAACGCTTGTAACTCTTTAGCTTTTTCTGCTTCTAGTTGAGCCAGTCTAGCTGTTAAAACGTCTGATTCTTTTTTCTTTAAAGTTTTTTTAATAGTGTCTATTCTTTTTTGGTAAGCTCTTTGTAGTCCATATCTTGTAGGATCACCAAATCTACCACCTGTTATCATATTTAAAAAACCACCTGATACAGGACTATATCCTGCCATTAATCCTGATTGTATTCTCCCTATGCTATCTAAACCAACAGATGCGCCTGTTGGATCTCTGTAATAATTTCTAATCGCACTAAATCTTGGATCTTGTTTTAATAGAGAACCTATGCCTCTTAATATATTACCCGTAATACCACCGCTAGTTATAAAATCTTTTATCTTTTGACCAAAACCTACTTTAGGTATTTGACTTGGTGGGAGAACGTCTCTAAATTTATCACTAAATAAAGTCATTATTTCTGCATCAGTTCTACCCACTAGTTCTGGATTATTTTCTCTAAATTTATCTACTAAATCTGGATCAATTCTTAAACCTGTGTCTTCGGGAGTTCTAGTATAAAGACCTTCAGAAAATAATTTATTATAAAAATTTCTATTTGGATCTGCAGTAATTTGATCAACAGAAAGAATACCAGAGGTATCATTTACAGTTGCCCCCATAGGTATACTATCACTTAAACTAGCTGTTAAAGGAAAACCATATTGATTAGTTAAAAACGCTTGTTGAATATCAGCATCTTCAGGAAATTGTTGTTTTAAGTCTTGTATTTTGTTTTCTAAATTTTGATATTTATTATAATTAAGTTCATTTATATCTTTTAATAAATTAATATCACCACCAACAGGGCTAGTAAGTACGTTTTGATCTTTTCTTAAATCTTCTATTTGATCTAAAGCTTTTTCTTCTGCACTTTTAAATAAAAAAGCTTGGTCCATATTTTGATTTACAGGAAGAGCCATACCTTCCAATGGCTGTAACCCAATAATTCCAGAATTATTTAAATCATTAAAATTTATTGCCATTATCTTCTTCCGTCTGGTTGTATATCTAATCTAAAAGTTCCAAGTTTCCAACTTTGATTAGTTGATGTGTTTGCTATTTTTAAAGCTATTGCTCTAGCTCTTGCACGGGTATCTACTTTACTAGTAGATGATGTAACTGTAAAGGGTCCTAATGAAGAACTTGATTGAGAATCATTAGAAAAATTTCTTAAATTTAAAGTAACTTGAGTGTTACCTGTTTGGGAAATAAAGTCTGGTACAAATCTTCTTATCTTCATAATAAACTCACCATCTCCTCTAATACTAGCAACACCCTGTTGCTGTTGTGTTATATCAAAATCTCCAGACTCAATGCTTGCAACTATCGCAGTTGTTGCCCCACCTTTTATTTGATCAGTCCCTGTTTCATGTTGATAGTATGTTGTTCTACCTTCTGTATTTCCTACAACATCAAACGATGTATCTGTAGCTGCATCATACTCTAAAGCATGTGGATTACCAAAAACGGCTGAGTCTTGCCACATTGTTCTAGCTAAAGTTCCCACTGTCCATACGGGTCTTTGCGGAGTAGAATCAAAATAATTATACGTAACCATTCTATTAACAACAGAAGATGTAGAAGTTGGATAGAACCACATCACTTCACCAAATAAATTATTTAATCCAGCAGACACCATTTGATTACCAGATTCTAAATTAATATCATCAAATACGTGGTCCTCCACTAAACAAGGAAGAGATTCTAATTTACCAGCGTATCTAAAGAAACCATTTTCTGACATCCAGTATGCAGAGCCATCAACTTCTACACATGCGTTTTGTCCAGCTAATCCACAGTTAGTTCCAACCTGAGAAAAACCAAATGTAAATGGCGGACCAATAAAACGTTGTGTAAATAAAGCAGTGTCAGTCCAAACATAAATTGCATCTCTACCTCTGATTGCTCCTCTAATTTGTGATCCGTCGGCCAGTCTTTGTGTACCAGCTGTATTAGTTGCAGTTGGTGTATATGTGTTAATATCCTCTTGGTCGGAGAATCTTATAAACATATCATCTTGTGTTGTAGGAGTTCCTATAGTTGTTTCTGTTCCAAAAAACACTAAGTGTCTATCCGGTGTTGATACCAACATATGACGCGATGCTGTTGGTGCACCAGTTATAATTGTTGCTCTATTCGATGTTGCGTCTGTTGCTGCAGAGTTCCATTCAAAAACAGCACTATCATGTATTAAACAAATAGCTTTATCACCAAAGTTATCTAACGACCACATACCTGGTTCTAATACCAAATCTCCTGATGCTGCCTCACCCCACGCTACAAAATTAGTAGAACTTGTAATTGTTGCACCACCACTGTGTGCTGCCGCAGTTGTCCCTGCTACACCTCTTGTAACACCGGTAAGTTCTCCTGTAGCTGTAATACCTGTGTAGGATATTTCTTCACTATCTATAATTAGAAAATTTGTTCCTGCTGTTGGAAATTGTGATGAGTCTACCAATATGATACCTGTTGTTGCAGTGTCCGTAATACCATTTTGTAAAGTGGTTGTTGGTTCTCCTGCTACTTCTCCACCCCAAGATCCTAGTGACCAACCAAAACCTTTTGCTTGCACAGCCGGTCCTACTGGATAATAGTGTTGTACTCTAATGCCACCTGATGTTGTTGCACCAGATCCCGATTCATTAGAAGGCATTGTTATGGTCAAAGTTGTGCTATTAGGCACAGTGGTTACCATAAATTTTTTATCATTAAAATCTGCAGCTGCAAAATTAGAATTAGTGATTGCAGAAAAATTATCTAATAATATGATATCTTGCGCTGATATATTGTGTGCGCCTGAAAAAGTTATTGTAACTGTTGATGATCCGTTAGTCGTGCTAAATGCACTTGTAAGCGTTGTCGTAGATTTAATTGGATGTATGTCGTAAAATACACCTCCTGAATATGCATATAAAATTCTATTTGTTCCTATAATAGCATACTTTCTACCTAAAGTATTTACGAAATGATGAAGACCTCTACCTGCGCCTGTTAGATTATCGTCTCCTAGTTGCTTCCAACCCCCTATTTTTTCAGGTGTACCGTATCTAAATCTAACATTATCACAGTTTGTCCACTGACCTTCAGCGCCTGTGGCTGTAATTTGTTTGTTGATACCGGGAAGAAAACCTATCTTTTGTAGCATATAACCTCATTGTATTACATCTTCGCAAATGCTGGAAGACCTAACATTGGCCGTT